CAGGGCCAGTGGAATTACAATCAGGACAGTTAAATCCTGTAACTAATTTAATTGGAGCTACTGGTGATACAGGTCAATCAACGCTTATGGGAAGACAGGCAGATTTAGCCTCTGATATAGCTGGTGTACAAAGTAATATAGGAACTGCTGGAACTGGTCAAGCTGATACTTTAATGGAACAAACCCAAGCCCTAGCAACAGGACAAACAGGACTAGGTACACAGATAACAGACGTAGGTACACAAATAGGTACTGGTGCTACCGATACAGCAGGAGCCACTGGTTTGTATGAGGGCCAAGCAGGTATTATGACAGGTCAACAAGGACTAGCAGATACACAGGCAGATATATTAACGGGACAAGAAGGACTAGCAGGTACACAGGCAGGTCTTATGTCTAGGATAGGCGATACTGCTACAGATACTAGAGAAGCTACAGGTCTGATAGGAGCAGTTGGAACGGCAGGTACACCGGGAACTGCTACTCAGGCCGCGACTTTACCTACTGGATTATATGCTGGTCAACAAACACTAGGTACAAATATATCTGATGTAGGTGGTAATGTAACTCAGGTAGGTCAGGACGTATCTGGTATAGCTAGTGCGTTAGCTAACTTTGAAAACATATCTAGTCAGGAAAGAGCTAACCTACTATCTACTCTAAACACTAGAGCGCAAGAGCTAGAGAACCTAGAGAATATGTATGGCTTCCAGACTAACCGATTAGTAGAGGCACAACTAGGTAACACAGGCTCTACAGGACTACAGCCCGGCATGATGCAACCTCCTGCAACTGACCCCGGCTCACTAAATTCAATACTTGCAGCGGAGAGGGCAGCTCAAGCTACAGGACAAAACATAAGTTCTAATCTAACTAGTGCAGCTAATCAGGGATTAGTAAGTAATGCGCTAGGCCCTGTAGGAACACAGTAAAAGAAAGAGATATTGATATGGCAAGACCACAAATATTTGACCCTAGTTTAGGAAATGATGGTGAATACCGCAACCTAACTGATGCAGAGATACGTGAGGCAGCATCAGGTTTAGCACCTGAAGAAACAGAAGGCCCACCACCTATTGATCCTGTAGTACCTCAAGGTGGCCCTACCCCAACTACAAACCCTAATCTATTTAATGTAGATGAAGAAGGTAATCCAGTTGTAACTACTGATCCTACTACAGGACAACAGGCATTTCAGATACGCCCTGAGTTACTGGGTGGTGAAATTGTAGATCAGAGGCTAGGTGATCCATCTGTAAACCCTAACGTAACTACACAACAGTTAGATACTAGGGCAGTTGCACTAGACCAAGGGTATCAGGGTATACCTACAGATGCACGTACACAGGCATTTATACAGAATGATGAAGGACGTAGAGGGCTAGTAGATCCGTTTGGCTTTAGGTCAGCTAAAGGCGTACAAACAGATATAGCAAATGACCCTAATGCATTGGTTCCAGAAGGAGCAATACTTAGAACTGCAACGATAGATCCTAATGCACAAGGTACTTTACTAAATGTAAATGATCCTGCCCTAACAATGCCTGACGTAACTGCTACCCAGACACAGGCCGTAGCAACTGATGCAGATCAAGTACAAAAAGCTACTGCACAAACTGTAGCTACACAAAAAACTTTTGATGCTATAAAACAACAGGACATGGAAGCAGAACAGTTCTTAAATGATATACAACAGGTTCGCGCACAGTCTGCACAACTAGAAGAACGATCTACTGTTAAAGGTCAACTAGGTATGTTGATGGAGGACTTTGCAGGAGATACTATTCCTTTGTGGGCATCAGGTGCAATAGCAGGTGCAGAGTCAATATTAGCAGCAAGGGGCATTACTCCCGGTAGTAGCATATATCAGGGAGCCTTAGTCGATGCAGCCATGAAAGCTGGTATACCTATTGCCCAAGCAGATGCACAGTTAAATGCTAGGTTTCAAGAACTTAATTTAAATAATAGGCAACAGGCAGAGGTAGTCAATGCAAACAATCTGCTAAATGCAGACATTAAAGAGCTAGATATACGACAACAAACTGCCGTATTAAATACAAACAAAAACGTACAGGCACTATTTACAGATGCTTCTGAGGTAAATGCAGCACGTAAGTTCAACGCTACTAATATACAGCAGACAGACCAGTACTTTGCTAACCTACAACAGGCAGTTAACTTAAATACTGCCAACCAAAGAAACGCTATATCTCAATTTAATGCAGGTCAAGGTAATGCCATATCCCAGTTTAATGCTAGTGCAGAGAGGGCAGCAGATGAGTTTTACTCTAGAAACCAACTAGTTATTAATCAGGCAAATGCACAATGGAGAAGAAGCGTAAACACGGCTAATACCGCAGCAATTAATGCTACAAACCAGTTTAATGCGGCCAACGTACTTAATAAATCTAATACTGCCCACAATAATCTATTACAGTTAGCTAGAGATAATGCAGACTACGTATATAACTCTGCACAGAATGATGCAAGTAGGGCAAACAATCTAGCGATTGCTACACTACAGGCAGATGCACAGGCTAGGGCAGCGGCTTCAAAAAGTGGTGGAGGTAGTTTCTTAGGGGCTGCTGGTGGTATACTTGGTACGATAGCGGCCAGTTTTGCAGGTACTGAAACAGGTGGTTCAATAATAGGTAAGACATTATTTAATATTGATCCAATAAAAAAATAACAATAAAGGAGAAGACGTATGGCAATAAACCCATTTAGTAGAGTTAGTTCAGATGCAAGATCAATGCGATTTATTAGAGACAGATATAAACCAATAACTGCTACGCCAACAACAAAAAGCAGATATAGCGCAGCTCAGATATATCAAGAAGAAATACGTAAGATATTACAGGGCCAACAGAAAATAGGAATGGATACATAATCATGGCAATGGAAGACGAATATAACGAGTTTGAAACATTTGTACCGGGGCAATCCTTAGCAGGAAAACCTATGGGATCATATCCTTGGGAAACACCTGCTGATTTTCCAGACCCAGATGAGTTTTACCTGTTCACACAAGATAAGTTGATGAACGATGAAGGTAATCTTATGAATGTAGTACGACTACTTGAGATGGAGATACCCGTAGAAACTATCGTAGATGTTGTTCTTATGAACTCCTTTATGATAGGGCAAATATCAGCAGATACTGCTATTGTAAGTAAAGAGCCTATCACTGAACTTATACTTCTTATCGCACAAGAGGCAGGTATTGATGCTGTACGTAAAGATGTTGAGGGTGAAAGCAAACAGAGCGTTCTCTTAGATCAGGCATTAATGGCTATAGCACAAGAAGAAGAACAGGGTGCTGAAGGTGGTGAGGAAGCTATGTCTATGGAAGATGATGCTATGTCACCTATGGGTATGATGGCTCCACCAGACGATATGGACATGATGGCAATGGGCGATGACATGGACATGATGGGTATGGAAGAGTTACCTCAAGAAATGGAAAAAGAAGAAGAAGAAGACGAACTATTGGAGATATAAAATGGCTAAAGGATTAATGAGTGACCTAAAAGAATTTGGTCAAAACTTTTTATTAAGTGCTGGTGAAGGTCTTGCTAAAAATATACAAGAGGCAGGTGAAAGAGATCGTAAAGATATTCTAGATGCTACTAAAGAACTAAAAGGTACTATAGCTAGAAATAAAGTTGCTGATGCTAAAATAACTGCCGACTTAAAAAGTAAATTAACTACGCTAAGAACTGCTTTACCGGGTGGTAATCTTGCCTTTTATAAAACTGCAATGTCTTCTGACGCTAATTTTAAGAGGGTAATGAAAGCCGTAGACGATGATGTAAATAAGACAGGCTCTTGGTTCAGAGATAGTGCATCAGAGTTTGGTATATCTGACCCTTCTAGTATATACAAAGCATTAGATGAGGGTGGTAAAAAAGTTAAGCTATCTGACATTCGTACTAGAACTACTACTGGCCCGTCTAAGGCTGACCTAGAGCGAGATGATAGTCAAGATTGGAAGAGAACTATACTGGGTATGCGACTAGATCCTGATCAGGTAATGACTAAAGCATACAAGAAAATAGCTATGGGTGGCAGAAATGCGATAGGCCCTGATGATCTACAGTATGCGTATGGTGTACCTACTAGAGGTATAACTGATTCTGGACTACCTTTAAATATACGTAAAACACAGACTGCATTAGGAACTACCCAGATTAGTGCTATATCTGATTTGTCTGCACCTCTTTCTTTAGATTTTGCAGATCAAAAATTAGTTGATGGTATTGCAGATTTAGCTAAACAACAAGAGGCTTTACAAAAAGGATCTCCACAAGATAAAGAAAAAGCAAGAAAACTTTTTGCTAAACAGGTTGCAAGAACAAATGCAATAATAGAAAACCAACAAGAAAACGTAGCAATGGTATTAGATATTATAGCAAGAAATCCTGTAATTCAAGCAAGAGATATAATAAATTCTTCAAAAAATTTAGATAATAGACAAAAGAAAATAGCTCTTCAATACATACCTATGTATCAAACAAATATATCTAAATTTAATCCTGCTAAAAAATTAGAGTCAGAAACAGCGGCTAGTACTTTAGGAGTACCTAGAAGAAGATCTCAAATATTAACTTCTAAAATTAGAAATGCACCACTAATAAATTTAAGTAGAGGAGGTTAAATTTATAATATGACACTAACACAAGAAGATATTGATAGAATAGATGCTTTAGTAGATAGTACTCCTATAGAGGAATTACCTTCTTTACCTAATCCTGATTTTTTTAAAGACCCTAAAACTATGAGTAAAGCCGTAGATAAAATGATAGATGGCGAAACTCCTGACCCACCTAAACCCGTAGAAGAATACGAAACTATGGATTACTTAGGGGATGCAGCCAGAGGATTAGCATATGGTGCATCAAAAGGCTTTGGTGAAATGTATAACATGGCATTGCGTGGAGCTAATTATGTAGAAGAAGATATGCTAGGGTTTACTAGGGAAGAGGGCATTATAGATGTAGACGATGAATACGAGGTAGAAATAGATGCACCTAAAACTATGGCAGGTCAAGTTACTTCTGGTATTGGTCAAGTAGGCGTTGGCATGATTCCCGGCTTACAAATAGTAAGAGGTGCAACGTGGGCAACTAAGGCTGGTATGTATGGCTTATCTAAATTAGGTATAACAAAAGGCTCTACTAATTTATTGGCAGATAACGTAGGTAGAAAGGCTGTATCTTTAGGTAACAACAAAGTATTAAAGTCTATGGCTGAATCTGGAGCTGCTGGTGTCGTAGCAGAGCAGTTAGTATTTGATCCATCTGACGCTAGACTAGCTGACTTAGCTGCTAACTCTGATATACCTATACTAAAAGATATAGGCGAACAACTAAAATATAATGAAGGTGACTCTGAAACTACTGCACGTTTAAAGATGGCACTAGAGGGTCTAGGTATTGGCGTAGTATTTGATGGTGCAATACAGGGTATTACATTATTTGGTAGAGTGGTTAAACCTAAAAGCATAGATGAAGATCCTCTAGCTAAAAAAGGTAAGCCAATGAGCATCGATGCCCTAGAGGAGTTGGCAGGTAGGACACGTATAGATGAGTCAGAAACGGGAGAGATAAGCGCACGATCTGCACAAGTCATAAAAGAAACTCTAAATAAACAGGGTAAATCTACAGAGTATATAGATAAATATGTAGGATCAATAAACTTACATAGGATTAACTCTGGTCAAGGTGAGACATATAACTTAATTAATGAGACAGGTATTGCATTGCGCGATAACTATCTACGAGATAATCCTAATGGTACGTGGCCCCCTTCAAAAACTAACGCTCAATCTTTAGCTGAAGCAGCCAAATTACTAGGACATAAAGATACTAATGGTATGTTAGATGTAGTATCTAAAAACGAAAATACATTAAGGTTACAAGTAGGTAAGAATGGAGAGGTTGTGTTAGGCCCCGGATTAGAGGGTGCTACAGGATATGCATTGGCTGCCCGACAATTATTAATAGATACTAGTGATGTACTATTTTCTTTGGCTAGAGAGGCAAAGGTTTTAAAAGCAGGAGGTAGGGAGTCACTATCTGAATATAGACAGGTTAAAGCTGCGTACACACAACAGTTACTTGCATATGAGACAATACAGAATACTGTAAATGGTGTATCTAATGAGGCAGGTAGAATACTACAATCGTTTAATATCAATATAGGTAATGCAAATAAAGCAAGATATATAAATGACTTGGTACAATCAGGTGGTAAAGATATAGATTCACTTATTGAAGATATGGGTAAGAAAGAATTTATAGGTAACGATAAGTTACAAAAAAGAATAGCCCTTATGGAAAAAGGCGTAAGGAAGAACTGGCTACAAAAAGTAAAAGCAGGTATAGGAGAGTACTGGTATAATTCTATATTGTCAGCTATTGATACACAGGTAGTTAATGTTGCAGGTAACTTTGGTGTGCAGATTGCACGTACAGTAATAGAAGGTGGCATAGGTGCTACTAGGGGTAGCCTAAGACTGTTAGGTGCTAAGATGACAGGTCAAGATATAGACCCATCTAGTGTCATGGTGTTTGGAGATGTAGCACAAAGATTCCGTAGCATGGGTGCTGAAACGGGTGTAGGTGATTTATCACAAGTACAGAAAGACGTACTAGCAGGTAAACAAAATCCTATAGTTTTAGACAACATGATAATGAATATAAAAAAAGGTAAGTATGGGCCTGATAAAGATGTTAAGATATTAGATGATCCTAAAAAGTTTGATGAGATATATAAGAAAGAAGCTGATGCTATAGTTGACTCGCAAGGAGCAGCTGTATCTAATATTAAAAAAGCAGGACGTTTATTTAAAGAGATACTAAAAAAAGAAATGCCTGTAGACCCTAGATATGGTAAGTTTGAAATAGCAGAACAGGCAGGTAAAGAAAAAGCTATAGGCATACCTGTAATAGGTAGAGCTATTAGACTACCAACTACTTTTATGTCTGCATTTGATACTGCATTTAAATCTGTAGCAGACAACATGGCTATGTACGAACAGGCATACAGGATGGTACGCTCTTATAAGTATGAGGTAGGTAAGACTAAACAGTTTGGGCCTGTTACTATGGAGCTACCAAATGGCAAAAAAGTATTCTATAGTGAAGACAACTTTACAATACTAGGAGATAAGGGCGTAGGCGATAAAGGCTCTCCTCAGAACTTAACTGCATCTGAAATGATAGAATACTTGGTTGCTAATCCTACACCTAAGATGCTAGAGAATGCTGAAAGAGAGTTCTTAGAGGCTACTTTCCAACAGGAGAACTGGGCAACTAAAGGTGGTGAAGCATTTCGTAGAATACTAGATAAGTCTGGTATAGGATTAGGTACGGCTCTAATGCCCTTTGTACGTACTCCGTTAAATCTACTGGCGTATTCACTAGATAGAACACCTATAGGATTGTTTTCACCAGAGGCATTAAAAAATAGAAAAATGCTACGTAAGTTAGAGGGTGTAGACCAAAGCAAACTAACAGATGATGAACTTATAAGATATAGAAAATTAATAGGCGATGAAAAACTAATAAAAGAAAAAAGAATTAATCGTCAGGTTGCAGGTATGGTATATATGACAGGTGCATATCATCTAGCACAGTTAGGTATAATAACTGGTGGTGGGCCTACTGATCCAACAGAAAGAAACAGAATGAGAGAAGGTGAGTGGAGGCCCTACTCTATTAAAATAGGAGAGAAATATTATCCTATATCTAGATTAGATCCTTTCTCACAGATAGCAGCATTAGCCTCAGACTTCCAGTTTATAACCAATGAATTGAGTGAGGCAGATCTAACTCCAGCAGAAAAAGATGAAGCAGGTATACTAGCTTTCTACGTAGTATCACAGATGGCAAAGAATTTGTCTATTATGATTACAGATAAAACATACTTAAAAAGTATGGGTGAAATAATGGATACTGTATATTCTCCTAGAGGTAATATAATAGAAAAAATTATGGCTGCAGCTGCAAAATCAGGTGGTGGGATTATAGGGGGTCTTATACCTAACATAGTATCTAGAACGGCAGAGTCTTTTGCAAGTGTAGATGAAAATGGTAATAAACAAGCTAATATGTTTTATGATCCTATAATAAAAGATTCGTATGTAAATATGAGCGCACTTAGATTATTTGTAGCTAAAGTAACATCTAAGATTCCCGGTGCAAGACAAAGTTTAGTAGATGTATTTGGAGAAGACTTAGAATTATTTCCTAAAATAAACGAGTTTGGTAATCACATAAATAGGGAAAGACCTTCTGAAATATTTAGTGGTACGGATAATCTATCTGGCCCAGAGTATGCAGTTAAAAAAATAGCTAATACAGTAGTGGTAACTAGGCCGGGTACAAGAAAAGAAACTGCCCCTTTGTCTTCTGAACTTCTATTATTAGGAGTAAAAGAAAAAAGAACTGATCCGTATTTAAAACTACCTAATACTTCTAAAAAAGTAAAACTAAACTCTTTCTTATACTATAAAAGATCTATGTATGAGGGTGAAAGATATAGAGAATATCTAGAAGAAACTATAAATTCTACTGAGTATCAAAACCTAAAACAAATGGGTGAAGGCAATAAGGTTGCTAATAATTTACGTAAAGGTTTACTTGAAAATGCTAGAAAAATGGCAATAGAAGTAACAGATGCAGTAATGCACAGTAAAGAAGTGTATAAATTATTAAAGATAGATGAGGGTGACATATACGATGGTATTGTAAATGACCAAACTACTAGAGAAAGACGTTTTGAAGTTCTCATGGAAGAACAAGAAAAACTAATGGGAAAGGCACGTAACTTACAATGATTACAATATTAGGATCACTGATAGGATTTGCTGGATCTGCACTACCTAAAGTATTTGATATGGTAAATGATTGGCAGGATCGTAAGCATGAGTTAGCTATGATGGATCGTCAGTTAGAAGCATCTAAGCTACAGCACGTACAAAAGATAGAGGCTCTTAACATAGAGGCTGACATAAGCGAGACTAAGGCGATATACAAACACGATCAGTCGCTCAAGACCACGGGATTTATGTCTGCACTGAGGGCATCTGTTCGCCCCGTTATAACGTATCTGTTCTTTACGCTTTTTGCCGTAATAAAAGGTACAGCTATATACGGACTAATATATACAGATGGCGTTGTATGGGAGATGGCTATCCAGACACTGTGGGATGAGGAAACGCAAGGCATATTTGCTGCCATCATATCATTCTGGTTTGGAAGTCGGGCCTTGCAAAGATCAAGGAGTAGTTCGTAATGACTGTAAAGAAGGGCAAAGAAACATTCTCTGGTTACAATAAACCTAAGAGGACACCTGACCACCCTAAGAAATCCCATGCCGTACTAGCTAGAGAGGGTGGTAAAGAGAAGTTGATACGCTTTGGTCAACAGGGCGTAAAGACTGCTGGTAAACCTAAGACAGGGGAATCGGCAAAGCAAAAGGCTAGAAGAAAATCATTCAAAGCTAGACATGGTAAGAACATTGCCAAAGGTAAAATGTCAGCAGCATATTGGGCGAACAAAGTAAAATGGTAGATGCAAACATAGATCAACAAATGGAAGACATACTTAACGTAACGGGCGATGATCCGCTATCTGATGCGTATGGAGATGAGCGTCTTATATCTGGTCAGGTTCCTATGGAAAGAAATCCAGACTTAAAAGATTTAACTAATGTTGGTAAAGATTTTTATGGAAAGGCAATATCAGGCACAGAAGATCTAACAGGTCAGATGGATAACATTAGAAGCGAGGAAGATTATAGTAGACTATTCGTATATGACTATGGAGATGATCGTATACAGAAAGAGGTAATAGATAAACTACCAGAAGATAGTGGTTTAAAAACATATGCTAATATAGTAGGGCCACAGTTATTTCAAACAAGCATGGATTTACTTCAAGGTACATTAGGAATAGTAGGATCAACTACAGATGGTGTAGAAGTAGGTTTAAAAACTATAGAGAAGAATTTTCCTGAAGCATATAAAGTATTATCTAATAATAGATCTCCATCTGCTGCGGCTGCATCTTTAAGTAGAGATATAATAGCTTTACTTGAGGTTAGTGAGGCTGCTATACCACCTATAACTCCTGCTATTAGTGGTGCGGTTAAGGCTGTTAAACCTGCACAAAGTACTAAGAATCTTATTAATCGTTATGGACAACTTAAAGCAACAAAGGAACTTAGAGATTTAAAAAAACCTGCTGGGGGAGAGCTACAACAACGCTCAGATAATCTAGTTTCTAACGTACGTAAGTCAGATAAAGTAGAGCGTAGAAAACAAGCAACAGAATTAGTAAATAATTTATCTTCTAAACTAGAAACTGATATAGGTATATTAAACGCAGCTAAAACTCCTATGAGTGAGATTGAAATAGATAGAAGAAAAACATATATACAAAATATAATACAAGAAGAGTTAGGAGGAGTAAGCCCAGATGATTTAAATAGATTTAAAACTGGTACTGAAAACCTTAAAACCATTATTACATATAAATATAATAGATTAGAAAGAGCATTTCCATCAGGTGCTAAAATTAATCCTGAAGCTGAAAAAGGAAAGACTATATTATTTAATTTAAATAAAAAACTAAACAGCATACAAGAGGCTATTAATAATCCAGACTTAGACGATGAGCTTTTTGCTATTGCATATAATGATATGGTTGAGATAGATGAGATGCAAGTAAAGTTAAGTCCAATACTTAGTGATATGGAAATTCCAAAAAGTAAATCTTCTAAAGACACAAGATCTATTGATGATTTATTTGTTGATATGGAGGGTTTTAAAAATTACTCGTTAGGAAGAAAAGAGTCTGAAGAATTTTCTGATCGTCTTAAATATAATCAAAGTATACTAAGAAGTAAACTTAAAGACAAAGAAGGTAGTGATTTCATTGGGCCACTAACTAAAGACCTTTCTACCCCTGAAAGCATAGATGATATAAATACGTATGACCTACCTCTTGCTAGAGATTGGGATAGTAATCCTGAAAGTTATGAAAAGGCACTTTCTACTACAAGTATACCAGATAAACCTTTAGTATATGACGGAGAAAAAAACTATACGTCTGCTGCTGAAATACAAATTGATAAGATATTTAGTCAAGCCAAAAAAGTTGGGGATGACAAAGTAGTTCCTTTACCAACATTAGTTAAAAAATTAGATAACATACCATCAGATCAATTAGAATATATGGGCATTACTAATTTAATAAATGACTACACACGAAAAGGAATTAATGAAGTAAAACAATCCGTGTTAAAAAGTCGAATATCTAAAAATCGTATTAGATTAGTAGAAGATGTTAGAGAAACAGGTTATGATTATTTTACAAAAAAACCTTCTCCTAAATTTCCACACTATTCTTTTGTGGGGCGTAAAAATGCCAAAGGAGCTAGTAAAGACATAAGAGAATCTTTAACAGAATATGCAGAAACAGCAGAGCCAGAAAGAGATCTTGTATTACACAATGAGACTATGGATGAATGGATTTTTGATGGTAAAGTTATATATGGAGGAGATTATGGAGAAGAACTTAGAGATGCAATATTTGATGGATTTGATAACAGAGATCTAGGTATTGATGATTATAAAGAGCTTTATGTTGCAATAGATAGTAAAACAAAAATAAGACCTAGAACACAAAAGGAGCGCAATGCTAATGTTGTAATAACTCAAAAAGGAAGAGTAAACAGACCTGATTATTATAAAAAACCATCTATATCTTCAAAAGGGGTAGAACAGTATAATCCTGATAAAGATGATTTAGAATTTACTGATGCGTTTCCTTCAGAAGATTACGCTTTAATAAACCCTGAGTATTCATATACAGATAGTGTGCATACTAATCGTACAGAAAACCCTTTAGGTTGGGTTAGATTTTATAGTGATGTTGATTTAGGGGATCGTAAATCCCGACTATTTATAGATGAAACACAAACTAAAATGTTTCAAAATGTAGGTAAAACAAAACAGATAGATCCAACAGATCCTATATCAGGCATGAGTAGACAAAAAAGTAATAGCCTTAGAAAAATAGAAGACTCTATAGACGAAATAGATCCTGCTGAATATGGTTCTGACAACCTTCTACAAAGAGAGGTGAGCAAAGTTTTTGATGAGGATGATTCGATTGACACGACAGGTATGCCTAACCAAATACCTAATCTTCCTTTACGAGATAAGTGGGCTGAAATACTTTTTAAAAGAATGATAAAGGAAGCAATAACTAACGATAAAGATGGTTTAGCATGGGTAGGAGGAATGAAACAACTAGAAAGATTTCCAAGTAGAAGCATACTAGATTCTGCTGGTGTTCCTGTTAATTCTTTAAATACACCTATGATTGATTTTTATGATGAAATACTGCCATCTATAGCAAATAAAATAGCTAAAAAATATGGTTTAAAGTTAGAGAAAAAAACACATATTATGAAATTAAAAAGAAATGGTAAGTTAGATAAAATAAAAACTGAACATCTTTTAGGTACATTAAGACAATTAACAAAAAATCTAAATGATCCAAAGAAAGTGCATTTTTTTGACAACAATATGAAAATAGCGGAAACTCTGAAAAAATACCAAGGTAGAAGAAAAAAAGAAGATACCTATGGCCCACTAGCTAGAGCGGATGATCTAATGGTAAATAAGTATCTTCCAGAGTACAGATCTGAAAATGTTTCAATAAACCCTACCACAGGAGAAGGTCTACCTCATCCAGTAGATCCAGAAATATTTAGAGGTTACATACTAAAAGGTAGATTACAACATAATAAGGCTTTTAAAAGAACTTTAGAGGAAAACAGAGAAAATATCATACGTAATATAGAAGAGATGTCTGCTAATCCGTATGACGTATGGGTTTTAGATTTTCCAGATGGAAACAAAATCATAGAAGACTTTGCTGGTCTAGATCATAACCCAATAGAATTTAATAAAGGGGGAACAATAGATAAAGAAATGGGGCAACTATTTGCAAACTAATACTATGAGTTACTACAGAAACTATTATATGCAAAGGGAGTACTTAATGACTAAACCTATGTTTGATTCTACAGGATCATTGATAGAAGATAAAGGTGAAAAAATATTAGTAGAAGATAAGTGGATTAAAGTAAAACCAGTAGACAAAGAGAAGTATCTAAAAAGCAAAGAGTTCTGGAGAAATAGACAATGATTAGTGGAAAAGTATTTTATGGGGGAGCTAGTGATACAATGATAACAGATGAGAACAGTGTGATAATAGAAGATAATAGAGATACTATTACAGGAGGTTGTAACTGCGATAGTTGCATCGAATGTAATTGTAACCCAGAGGTCTGTAGGTGTGGTTGTCATACCAACAAAGACCAACTGATTAGTGTAAGAGGAGAGTAAACTATGCCACATGGTAAGGGAACGTATGGAAGTAAAAAAGGTAGACCACCTAAAAAAGCTAAAATGATGAAAGGTGGGGCTATGAAAAAGAAGCCAGCTGCCAAAATGATGTATGGCGGTGCTATGAAGAAAAAGAAGACTAAGTAACAGTGAGGCACATGACTAACGAGGGGCTGGACTTAATTAAATTATATGAGGGTTACAGCCCCTCTGCCTACCTATGCCCTGCTGCACACTGGACAATAGGGTACGGAGCTATCTGGGGCCTAGACGGTACTAGGGTAACAGAAGATCATCCTGATATAAATGAGGAACAGGCAGACCAACTATTACGTAGAGATGTAAGTATCTCTGAGAGGACTGTACTCAGGCTTATACGAGTACCCTTAGAGGATGGGCAGTTCAATGCGCTTTGCTCATTTGTATTCAACCTAGGTAGTGGCAGTCTACAAAGCAGTACACTACGTAGAAAGATTAACAGAGGTGACTACATTGGGGCTGCAGACGAATTTCCACGTTGGGTATTTGCAGGGGGTAAGAAACTGAAGGGGTTAATCAAGAGAAGAGCGCATGAAAGAATAATGTTTATAGGATAAGGAGGTTAACTTGGCAACGAAAAAGAAAACAACAAAGAGTAAAGTAAATGAAGCAGGTAACTACACAAAACCTACCATGCGTAAGAACTTATTTAATAGAATAAAAGCTGGTGGTAAGGGCGGTAAGCCGGGACAATGGTCTGGACGCAAAGCCCAGATGTTAGCCAAGCAATACAAAGCAAAAGGTGGAGGATATAAATAATGTCAAAGAATACTAAACCAATAAAAAAAGTAATTAAGGGACTTAAAAAAGCATCTAAGCTACACGCTGGACAAGCTAAGACACTATCTAAAGTAGTTAAAAATCAAAACAAAAAAAAGAGTAGGAAATAAATATGCCAATGAGTAAGTATAGTCCTAAACAAAAAAAGATAGCTAAGATTGCTACCCCTAGAAATAAACTTACAGGTGCAGACTTTAAAAAACTAAGAGGTGGAAAAAAGAATGGCTCTAAAAAAATCACAAAAAAGTCTTAAAAACTGGACTAAGCAGAAGTGGCGTACCAAATCAGGTAAGCCCTCTACCCAAGGGCCAAAGGCTACAGGCGAAAGATACCTACCTAGTAGCGCAATAAAATCTCTTAGTTCTGCTGAGTATGCAGCAACTACAAAGGCAAAAAGAAAAGGTACAAAAGCAGGTAAGCAACACGTAAAGCAACCTAAACGGATAGCTAAAAAAACTAAAGGCTATCGCAAATAATGAGGATGAGATATGGAAGATACGTGGTCAGTGATTGTTTCAGGATGGCCTATAGCGTTTGGTATAATAACGCTGATTATAGTACTGGCAAAGATGCACGGTGAGTTAGAGACTTTAAAAGAAAAAGTTAAAGTCCTATTTGAATTATGGAACTCAAATAAAAAATGAAAGAACTTACAGATATAAACAGTATGTCAATAGAATTTGTAGAGCTAATAACTCCTATGCTAGTTATTATGTTAGCCCTGATCCTTACTCTAATGGTCAGAGACTTTGCTACCAACTTTATGAACGGGTTGAAGTTTAGAATGCACTCTAGTTTTAACGAGGGTGATACCTGTGTACTAGATGGAGAGAAAGCTATCATAGTTAAAATAGGTTTCTATGAGACTATAATACAGATTGATAATGGCAGGGGTACAGTGTGGCGATACTTACCTAATGATCGCATAAAATTCTACAAATTAGAGAAATTAGTTAAGGAGTCGGAGAAAACGGACTCGTAAGATAAGGCACAAGGGGGTGCTAAGATACCCTCTGGTAGGTAGTGTCCAGATTATATCTACTTCTTTTGTAGCCCCCCTTAAAATGCCTCACGTTTGATTTGCCTATTTTTACCAGCTTTTAGCACCTTCTTTTTTTATTTGCTCACCTGTAAAGCCTGAGTCAACCCAACATAGTAACTGTGATGCTTCTGGTCTTACGATAGCAGCAGTCCACGTTCCAGATGTAGCATTAAGAAATATAAATGTTACGTGTCCTCTAGCAGATATACCACGAAATACTATTTGTTCTCCGTGTTTTTCTTGAATAGTAATTTTAGCCTCTGCCAAATCTTTGCAACCTGATCGCATGGGTACTTGGCTGTACGATGCTGACGCATTGAACATAGTAATACATAAAGCAATTAAGCCTCCTATAAATAGTTTTGTCATATTAAAAATATCCTTTTCAAATGATTTGTAATATAGTTCTTGGCTCTATCTAGTGTCTCTAGGTCATCATTAAATCCACCCAATGCCCTATTACATTTATGACATAGCCACCCTCTAAAGGTTTCAGTTTCATGGCAATGGTCTAGTACCCATGAGCCATTCCTTGTATTACCTTTACCCTTTACTTGCTTCTCATTACAGTTACAGATAGGGCATATGTATCCTTTAGGGGGCATACCGTGTTCTTCTCTTAGTCTATTCCTTACTTTAGTTAATTCGTTATTACAGGATCTACACTCAGGTCTTAGAAAGCCAGCACCTGAATGAGGTGAAAAGGCAGTGAGAGGAAGATATATATTACACTTGCTACATACCTTACCCTCTCCTGCACCTAAATCATCATGCTCTATGAATAGATTTAGCTGATTCATTTTGCTCAATCTTTATAACTCTATTTAAATTAATAAAGTATTCACGGTTGTAACCTCTCTCCCACTCTTTATACTCTAGAGTGTTTCTTCGGTTAGGGTTATGGCTATTAACCTTAAACCCTTCTCTACCAGAGAAGAATGCCTTTTCATTAAGATGCTTACGTACAGCACCTTTTCTTCGTTTAGTAAACGTCTTTCTATTAAACACTACATACACCTCCTGCTCCACTTATCTCACAAATATCATGTGTCTCTATATGTTCATCAAACTCCGTACCTAACTTGTCTACTGCTTCAGAGTATGGCACAACTGACAAAGGTTGTCCACCCCTACTTCCATCTGGATACACAGTAAATCCTCTAAGCCTATGTGCATAAGATGCTAGTGTCTTAGTAAAGTCTTCTACTGTATCAGGGTTATTAAGTTTAGATCCCCAAGAAGGTAAGTTAATTGTAGAACTAATAGACATATCTACATAGTCCTGTACATCTGCTTGAAACTTAATCCTTCTCTCATAGTCTTCAGCTAAGTCTAGTGCTGACTCTATACTATCAGGATCTACTCCATACATATCAATTAACTCTTGTGCTGACGAGTCTACTACGTATTGATACTTCCACTTAGTACCACCCGTAAGGTATCTACGCTTATAGGCAACTGCAAAGATAGGCTCTATCCCGCTGGAGCTACCAGCAAGTATGCTAATAGAACCAGTAGGAGCAATAGCACGGTTCGCCACTGGCCTAGATATGGATAGTTGATCCGCAAATCGTCTAGAAAATCTATCGCTAATTCCTTTATACACAGAAAGCCATTGATGAAGGGTATCAGTAACCTCATATTTTTCTCCTCTTTTTATTAACCATTCGTGCATACCCATTAGTCCAAGTCCTAACCGTCTGTTTTTCTCTCTTACATCGTAAACTTTCTGGTAAGGTAACTCAGCCCTAAGAGTACCGCATATTAAAAACTTAGTACCCAACTCTACTACTCTGGATAGTTCTTCTATCGAATCAATATTTCCAAAGTTGACACTCCCCAAATTGCAAACATCACTGTCATCAGCAGAAGTAACTTCAGTACAGGCGTTACGTAATGTGTCATTCTCGTTCTCCATAAAATTAAAAGAGAAGCCGGGTTCGCCAGAGAACAGTGCCTGTTTGACATTATTTACAAACACTTCTCCAACGTCACCTGTCTTCCAATAGTTCATAAGCCATTCAGTATCATAGTTGACGCTGATGTTAGTCATGTCTAAAGGTGCGCGGAAGTTAAAGTCTTGCTCCTTTATATCTTTAAAAGTAAATCCAGTTGTACCTACTGGCATATCCCCCCAGTTCTTTGCTACCAAAAAGCTAGGTATGTCATTGTGTTTCCAATTCAGCGATGCGTATATGGCAGATCTACGTGACCCCCCTTGCATTACATTTGCACCAATAGAATTAATCATCTGCATTTTTGGTACAGGGCCAGATGCCTCACCTCCAGAGCCACCAAGTATTCTACCTGATGCCCTATATATACTGTAGTCAACTCCTATGCCACCACCTGTCATAAGGCATGACTCAGCTTTCCAAGATAGGTTAGCCCAATCCTGTCGCGTATCTTCTTCTGCACCTAATAGAAAGCAGTTGTTATAGAACCTCTTCTTCCTACCTGCATAATATAAATACCTACCTCCGGGTACAAACTTGAAGTCTGATATGTATTTAATTAGTTCTTGCTGTTCCTCTACATCCATCAGGTTCTCTTCATCAGGACGCAATGACCCACATACATCCTGTACAAGAGTGTCTGCCAACTGTGACCAAGTATCACAACCTTCATGGGCATACTTGTATTTAAATATATCTTCTGAGAACTTGTTTCTAAATTGGGGATTGGTGTTAGATTTAAATGATGACACTTTACGCTACCTCCTTCTGCCATTTAATTGTGTTATGTTAAAACTTTCTAAACCATCTACATCATACAATAAATCGTTTAGTATCTCTTGTAGTTCTTGAGTTATGTTACCATCAGTAGGTACGGGGAAACTATCACTGTCTACTGTTATAGACAACTTAAATGTGCATCTACTATTTGACATAGTTAATACTCTGCGCGACATCTGTTTCTAATTCCGCAGATTCTACGTCCTTTATAAGAGCATCTAAGTACCACCTAGCCTTTCTTAAATCCTCTACAGGTTTACCTTTGTAATCAAATCTCCACAAGTATTTCATTATGTTTCCTTGTAGATAGTATTTAAAGTTATGACCTGTAGCAGATTCAATGGCATCAATGCACTCTATGCCATTCTGATTATAATGTGGTGGGCTATTAACCATGTCTTCTATTACTTTCATTAATTACTCTCCTTTAGTGTTTAGTTACAGAGGGAAAAGGAACAACCACTTCATCTTTGTATTTCTCTAGCCATTCCTCTTTACGCTTTCTTTCCATGTCTTCAAAGTTATCATAGTATCTTTCAAGTAACATATCTAAGTCTTCTGGTGGTAGTGTTGCCACTGCACACATAGCCTTTAATATATCAGTTAGAGTATCATGTCCATCTTTAGTTAGCATACCTTTATTTTTATGTACTAGTGGGTACAAATCAAACTCTACAGTACCATCACTTGAGTTTTCACTTCTTATTTTTATTAGTATGCACATTTCGTCTTCGCTTAGTTTTATGTAATCCTTTGGCATTATTCTTTACTCCTTTTTTCTTTTCTAATATCCACTCTTCAGGGATACTTTGATCAGCAAATTTAAATCCATATTTATTACACCAATCTGCATACGTGGTCTTACTACCTTTCCTTAATTTATTTCTAGAGTTGGAAAACACAAATCTTAAATCTAACTTAGGGTACTGTTCCTTAATCCATATGTGCTTCTGCCTGTCCTGTACAGTAAACAAACCTTTAGTCTCTACTACTATATCATTAGGCAACCAGAAGTCAGGCGTATAGTTTCTCTTTTTTTCTGGCTGAAGAAAGGGTATCTTCTGTGTTTCATAGCAATCTACTATATTTAATAATGCTAGTTGTTCAGCTACCCTTTCCTCCAATCCAGATCTAAAACCATGCGCTATTCTATAATCAAAAGCGACCATTAATTAAACCGAAAGGGCTACGAGGTATACTGTATATTCTAGATACAGTGCTACCACCAGTTACATTTCTGTAATTGGCTTGTGCCTCTTGTAGGTTTTCCCATGCCTCTCTAGCTAAAGAAGTTTGTCGCTCTTTAAGTTCTACTCTCAAACCTCTAAGCTCATCATTAAGCTCAATTATACGAGCGCGTAACTCTTCTGTAGCTACATCTTCGTATGGGTTTATTTTATCGTCTACTGTACTATTCATGCTACTTCTCCTTCCATGTTGTTTAGCTCTGTGTATGCTACAATAGGTTTACTCTTAGCCTTGGAGAATACTGACTCTCTCTCCTGTAGTTTAGGCCAACAACTAAATCTATATTTACACCAAGAGCATTCCATCCCTAGCTTTCTATTGCCAGTAATAATCCTGTTAAATGTCTCAGGCTCATCATCAAAGCAACGCTTGAATGGTGCATCAGATGTTAAGGCATCTACCTTTTCTTCTGCTTCATCTAATATATCTTTTACATCAGCATCCGTATCCGTGCTTTCTATTCTATTAAGTTCACCCGTAGCTACATTCAATGCCCATATACCGCCAGCAGGTTTGCCCGTAGCAGATGCATATACGTGTAGCTGAGTAACATACCCAAAAGAATCCTTGTCCTTTAGAGAGGGCCAACTAACAAACTTGTTTCTAAAAGCATAGTCTGAACAGGATTTAATGTCATCAACCTTACCATCAAAAGTTAAATCAGCCTCTCCAGTTATTGTGTGCTTACCTAGTTGGGTACTAAGTTTTTGAGAAGACTCGTATCCTTCTATACCCGACTCCTTTATTACTCCCTTCAATACAGCTTCAACTATATCCCCTACCATCATACGTAATATAAAGTTATATGATGGCTGTACTCCACTTGCACCTTTCTTTTCCATTTGTAGTTGGCACAGTGGCCTACCTAAGTTTGATGGTCTAGCAGAAAACTCTCTCCTATTTGTACTAGAAGCAAACTGTTTTCTTAGTGCGTCAGCAACATCATTACATACGGTGGAGATGGTGTCCTCCGTCATGGACACCTCCCCTTCCATATTTTTATGTAGCCAAGTTAGTACTTTAGCTAACTTCATATCCATTATTCGGCAGCCTCGCCCAGATGAATTTCATTATCATCGTCATCATCAGATGAATTACCAGATACGCTCAAGTGTTTCTCCATAATCCACTTGTTTATCTGTGCTATATGCTCACCGAACTTAGTGTAGAGGCCCGTTGTCTCCTCATCTATAGCATAAACAGTATCATCTTTTACCGATACATCAATGTCATAGTATGTGACACCGCCTTTTACCTTCTTACTCTTCAGTACAACTGACCTAGAGTTAGGCATAGTTCTACGCTTCTGTACCATGTCCAAGAAGAATCTAGCAAGTGTCTTACCTGAAGTCTTACCAGACAGTTCCATCTCTATAGGCACAGTAGTCTGAACCTTATTACCACTCTCATCAATACCGTCTACAGTAGCTTCACCATAGAAGATAATCATAAGTCGGCAGGACTTGATATACTCCTGTTGGTCTTTAGCTAGGGCATTCCAATCCTTGATGTACTCTAATGGTCTACCACATTGGAAGCCACCATCATCAGAGGGAGCCTCATCCCGTGGCCCTTTAACTAATACAGAGTGTGTGTATGCACCCTGTACCTTAGTGCCATCCTTGGTGGTACGCTCTGCTAGGTTGTCATACCGCTTGTAACGATACCTATGTTCGTAGTAGCGGAATGCAATCTCCTTTGCATATAGCTTACCTTCACCTGTACTTATAGAGAAGTATCCAGCAGGACAGAGTATGTCTCCGCTATCATCCTCTACGTTCTCTCGCTCGATACGTAGTCGGGCTAAGTTACTTGAACTACTTGACCCATCAGAGTCTCCTAAGTTCTTGGCTAGTTCCTCTAGCATTTGTTGGTCTACAGTTGTCATATCAGTACTCATATATGGTACTCCTTTCTCTATGTTATTATTAGAAGCATAGTTATACTATAATGGCTAAAAATGTCAAGACATATTTAACCAATTGTCTCCTGTCTTTGTTTCAATAATCAACGGCACATTCATATTAATGTTATAATACAAATGGATACGGTCTTTTGTTGAAGTGGGTGACAGTACATCCTCTACTAATTTTTTTACTACGTCCACTTCTTCATTCAAACAATCCAATAGCACACTATCATGGACAGTATTTACTATTGTACTTTTTAATTTATTTTTTAGTAGAGCATCTCGCAAGGCTACTAAACATAGTGGTACTATGTCTGCCGTTGCGAGTGCCTGTACTGGGTAGTTCTTTATCTTGGTTGCATTAGTTGATCCTCCTGTCTTTGTCCTACGTGCATTAGGGAATGCAAACTGTCTGCCCGTAGGTAGGGTTATAGTTTTATTTTTTATTGCCTCAGTCTGTAGCTTGTCATGCCACTTACGTATACCATAGTACTTCTCTATGAAGTGTGCATTGTATGCACGTTCAGCAGGAGTACCGCTCATGGCTCCGTATAGAGGGGCAAAGGTTCTGCCTTTAGCATCCTGTCTACTGGTAGGTTGGCCCTGCTCAGTAAGATAGTTTGCAGTGTACGTGTGTACATCAAAGCCTGTTTGTATTTCATCCATTGCTATTTGATCTTCGGATAAGAATGCAGCC